CAAGTACAGTATGGTCTTTATTTTGGTATTTCTCTGATTCAGATACAATTCCTCAATTTAACTCTGATACTAAACAATGGGAATTATTACCCCCAGTAAACCGTTCATTTACTATAGATTTAAGTTCTCCAATTACTAGTGAAAGTGATATGTTTCAAATGCCTTGCACACTTTGGAAAGTAGAAAATGGTATTTTATTGTCCAAATGTTATGGTCCTCTTAATCATATGGCTGTTCCACTCCGTAAACCACATCCAACTAAAGATGGGCAAACATCCGTAACAGCAGCCAAAGAAAACACACCTTACCCAGTAGGAACTCCAATTCCAAGCAAACCAACAAATAAATAAAATGGATAATAATTTAGTAGCAGATTATAAGCAATGGGAAAGGGGTAAAGATTATCCTGAGTATATGGATGAAGTAGCATTAAGTACTATTTCTAAGGGTTATTTACTCCCAGGTGAAACCCCACGTAAAGCCTATAGACGTGTAGCAAAAGCTATTGCTATACGACTAAATAGACCTGATTTAGAAAATAAATTCTTTAAATATATTTGGAATGGTTGGATCGGACTTGCATCTCCTGTCTTATCTAATACCGGTACTGATCGTGGCTTGCCTATCAGTTGTTTTGGTATTGATACCCCGGATTCAATCCGCGGTATCGGACTCACTAACGCGGAGCTTATGCGCCTTACTTCGTACGGGGGAGGCGTGGGAATATCCCTTAGTAAAATTAGAGGAAGAGGAGCAGGAATTAGAGGAAATGGAAAATCTGAAGGAGTAGTACCTTGGGCTAAAATTTATGACTCCACTATTATTGCAACTAATCAAGGTTCAGTAAGAAGAGGAGCAGCTTCAGTAAACTTAAATATTAATCATCCTGATATTGAAGAATTTCTTCAAATTCGTAGACCCAAAGGTGATCCTAACCGTCAGTGTCTTAATCTACATCAGTGTGTGGTCGTAGATGATGCGTTTATGCGCAAGTTAGGTGACCGTGACCAGGATGCCATGAATCTATGGTTAGAAATACTTAAATCACGTGTAGAAACAGGTGAACCTTATATAATGTTTGAGGATAATGTTAATAAACAAAATCCTATGGCTTATTTAATGAACAACCTCCATGTTTCTATGACTAATATCTGCTCAGAAATAACATTACATACCGATGAAGAACATTCCTTTATCTGCTGTCTTAGCTCCCTCAATCTTGCGAAGTATGATGAGTGGAAAGACACAGACGTTGTTGAAACCGCAATTTACTTCTTAGATGGGGTAATGGAAGAATTTATTGAAAAAACTAATGGTAAGGATTCAATGATTCGAACTCATAGACATGCTAAAAAAGGCAGAGCACTCGGTTTAGGTGTAATGGGTTGGCATACATTTTTACAACAGAAAAACTTACCATTTAATGCTATTGCTTCAACAGCTTGGACCCATACTATATTTAGTCAAATTAAATCTCAAGCAGAAGCTGCTTCGCGTAAATTAGCTATGGAATATGGTGAACCTCTTTGGTGTAAAGGAACAGGTATGCGCAATACACACTTGATAGCAATCGCTCCTACTGTATCAAATTCACGTATTAATTCATGCTCAGCAGGCATTGAACCCCAACCAGCAAATGTTTATACATTTAATGGTGCTAAAGGGACATTTATTGTTAAAAATCCTGAATTAGAAAAAGTATTAAAAGCTAAAGGAAAAGATACAAGTAAAGTATGGGACCAAATCTTAGCTGATGATGGGTCCGTTCAAAACCTTCCCTCAGATATTTTAACTGAAGATGAAAAAGAGGTATTTTTAACATTTGCTGAAATTAATCAGTTAGGATTAGTTCAACAAGCAGCTATTAGACAAAGATACATTGATCAAACTCAATCTTTAAATTTAGCATTTTCACCAACAGATTCACCAAGATGGATTAACCAAGTTCATATGGAAGCTTGGAAATTAGGCATTAAAACATTGTATTATTTAAGAACAGACTCAGTAATTAAGGGGGATCTTGGTTCAAGAACTGTAGATTGCATCTCTTGTGATGGGTAACATATGTATAATCACATTTTAAATTTTTAAATCATGAAAAAAGTATTAGACTTTATCAAAAACATTTACACTATTGTTAAAAATTGGATTGTAGCCAATGGAATTGAAGGAGTATTAGGCCTAGTTGCAGGTTTGGCATTGTGGACTCTTGGTTATAAAATCTATGCTGGATTCGCATTAGGCGTTTTCGCTACTCGTAATTGGGATCTTTTGAAAGCCTGGGTTAAAGGTTTATTGAACAAATAATCTAAGAAATTTTAAATTTTAGAGAAAGGGGATGCATAGGCATCCCTTTTTTTATATTTATAACAAAATTGTTCCACCCAATAGTTCTTTAATTATGATTAAGTATATTAAAAATAAAATTATGGCATTTAAAGATATCTTTAAAGATAGTAACGACCTAAACGAAAAAAATATCGTTGGGTTCGCTTCATTTGCAGTAATGGTACTATTCGCAGCAGCTGATATTATTACAGGGGCTTTAGGCAAAGAATTAGTAATCACAGATACTGTATTTAATTCGTTTGTAATCATTACCTTAGGTTCATTTGGTATTGATGGTATTACAAAAATATTTTCTAAAAAAGAAGAATAAACATGGTACTAAAAGTAGGTTCACGAGGTAAAGAAGTTAAAGATTTACAAGAGTTTCTTAACATTGAAGCAGATGGTATCTTTGGTAATGGAACTAAAGCAGCAGTTCAAAATTGGCAAGCTAATAATCATTTAGTTGCAGATGGGATTGTAGGTCCCGCTACATGGGATGCTATGGGATTAGCATCTACAGACAATTCAGAAACAACTTTTACAACAGAAAATGGCTTATTAATCAATAAGCATTACCTACCTGCAGGTGAATACAAAGAAGGAGCATGGAATAAAGAATATGTTTTTCTTCACCACACAGCAGGTTGGCACAATCCTTATAAATGTATTGATAACTGGGCTAGAGACAATAGAGGTGCTGTAGCTACAGAATTTGTATTGGGTGGTCCTTCTATTAAAGGAAATGATGACAAATACAATGGAGTAATGGTTCAAGCATTTCCTGAAGGTGGATATGGTTGGCATTTAGGTAAAAATGGCTCACAACATATGCACGTACACTCAGTAGGAATCGAAGTATGTAATTTTGGTTGGATCAAAGATGGTAAAACTTATGCTGGAACTATAGCTGATGATTCTCAAATTGTAACTTTAGCTAAAGAATTTAGAGGTCATAAAACATGGCATAGATATTCTAATAAACAAATTGAAGCACTTGAACAGTGGATTCATTTTATTGCTGAAAGAGATGGTATTGATGTTAGAGCTGGTTTGCCTACTTTAATTAAAGAAAAAGGTGCTGACGCCTTTGAATGGAATGAAGATGCTTACTATGGTAGAGTAAAGGGTTTATGGACACATACCAACACTCGTAAAGATAAAGTAGATATGTTCCCACAACAGGAATTAATGGATATGTTAGTAAGCTTATAATGAAAGAAGAATATAAAACATACGATCAACCTGAAGATATCTTTAAAGAAGAATGGTTTAAAGAAATGCCGTGGTATAAAAGAGCTTGGGCACGTTTTGTGATTGCATTTTTCCAAACAATCTCAATGCATTAACCTAATGAATCTAATGAAGACAACAACAGTTAGTATAGCAACGGCCATAGGGTTTACTTGCTCTTATTTTTTAGAATTAACAATGGAATTTGCTGAACAATACTTAGCAGTAGTTGCAGTAATGTTGTTAGATGGATTCTTTGGAGTAATTAAAGGTATAAAAACAGAAGGTTTTCAAACCAGAAAAGCTATTAAAGTATTAAAAACATTATTTACCTGGGTTCTTATATTAACAGGTATATTAATGATTGAAAAAGGATTTCCTGGAACATGGTGGTTAAGCGAAACTATTATTACCCCATTTATTGTATTCCAGTTAATGTCAGCTTTGAAAAATGCTTCTTTAGCAGGGTTTATCCAAAATGAGTTATTAAATGAAATTCTAGATAGAATTGATAACCATAAAGGAAAAAGAAAATGAAAAATTGGACTTCAATTAGAGCGGTTTATTTATTAATGTCTTTAGTATTACTTACTGGGGCAATTTTTCAAAATTGGTGGGTTGTATTATTTGTAATTGTTATGCTTAATGTTGGTGTTTGGACCAAGTTTTGTCCCTCTAAATGGGTCTTTGAAAAATTAGGTCTTAAAAAATGTCAGCTTTAGAAGGTATATCAACTAGAAGTAAAATTTGTTTATTTTGTGCTACTATTATTATGATGACATTCTTTGTCTTCAAAACATTAGTAGTATTTAGATACATTCATCATAGTACCTTTACTCATTACTTTGAGTGGTTATCTGTTATTGCGTTTATGCCCCCCTTCTTTGTAGTAGTAAGAGAATTTTTATATAAAAAGAAAAAAGTAACTGAGGAATTAGATAAACAAATCAATGATTTCAAACGTTTTGAAGATTTTGTAAACACAGCAGCAATTGTAACTAAAGCTGATAATAGAGCTAAAATAACATACGTTAATAAAAAATTTGAAGATGTTGCTGGGTGGAAATTAGAAGAGGTAGAGACCATGTTATTGTAAATTCAAATACCCAACCTAAAAAATATTGGAAGGGTATGTACGATACAGTCCACAAAGGGGAAATTTGGCACGATGTAGTTACTAATAAAGCTAAAAATGGGGAATTTTATTATGTAGATACTTATATTAAAGCTACATTTGATGAAAATGGAGAAATAGATGGTTATACTTCAATTAGACAAGATGTTACAGATATCGTTAAAGCTACAGATGAAATAACCCAGAAAAATATCTATTTAGAACATGCTTCTAAAATTATTAGACATGATATGCATAGTGGCATTAATACTTATCTCCCTAGAGGTATTAAATCACTAAAACGCAGACTTTCAGAAGAACAAATTAAAGATTTAAGAATACAAGCACCTCTTCAATTAATAGAAGATGGACTAAGACACGCTCAAAAAGTATATTCGGGAGTATATGAATTTACTAATTTAGTAAAAAATAATTCCCAAATGTCTTTAACAGAATGTAGTGTAAAAGAAATATTAGAAGATTATTTACGTTTAACTGCTTATAAAAATCAAGTTATTTTAGACGATAACCTTCCTAAAGATCTTAAACTAAATGAAGCCTTATTTTGCACAGCTGTAGATAATCTTATCCGTAATGGGTTAAAATATAATGACAGTCCTACCAAATGGGTTAAGATATATTCTGAAAAAGGTTTTATATGTATACAAGACAATGGGCGCGGATTAACTTCAAAAGAATTTTGGGAGCTTTCTAAACCTTATGCTAGAAAAGAAGGCCAAAAAGAATCAGGTACAGGATTAGGACTTAATATCTGTATTGAGATTCTTAAGGAACATGGTTTTGAAATTATTATTGGAAAAGTTAAAGAAGGTACTAAAATAAAAATAAAAATAGACTAATGATTAATACATTAATGTTGATTGATGATGAAAACTTGTTTCATCTAGTATTTGAAGATGCTTGTTCACTTTTGGACATGGCTTTATCCATTGAAGCCCTAGACAGTTCAGATGAAGCAGACGCTAAATTTAAGGAATGGTTCCCTGATGACCCAAATCATGAACGTCCTGAATGTGTATTTGTGGATTTAAATATTATAGGTTCTTCTATGGACGGTATCGAAATGATTAGAAAAATCAACTCCGAATATGGGAATGGGTGTGTTATAGGAATTATCTCCTCTTCAGAAGATCAGGAAGAAATTAATAAAGCTAAAGCTGTAGGGGCCCAATTCTGGATTATTAAATCAGATGATATTGAACCACGTTTAGAAGAATTTATGCAAGACTATGAGGGGTATGTTAAAAAAACATCCCCATTTAAAGTATATAGGTAATGGTAGAAGTAACAGAACATACTAGAAATGTTCTACTAGAGGTTGCTAAAAAGAAAAAAATCTATGTAGAAGGTAATTTCCTTAAACTCCTTAAATCCCCACCAGGTGACAAAGAGTTTGAGGAATATCTTAAATTATGTAAAGAAAAGGATACTGCTACTCGTAGAAAACGTTTAGAAGTAACTAAACAAGTTCAAGAACAAAATAAAAAACTTGAAGCTGCAGCTAAAGAAAATGAAAGAGTAAATAAACAACTTTCTAAAGCATTAGACGAAGCTAGTAAATCTGCTGAAGAAGCAAAAGCAGCTGAAAAAGAAGC